GAACTACAGTCCCAAGGCTGTGCCAGATGGGTTTGCATACGCTCAGGCCATTGCTCAAGCGGTATGTCCCCAACCAAAGCGGTAATCGGCATTCTTGCCCACATCGCACCGCCATGTACATTTGGTTGACTACCATCATCTGCTTCACACCCAGTAAATATAACTTGAAAACTAAGACACCTATCAGGGATGGTCGTTACTGCTACTGCTAATGCGTGTACATACTCCCCGTGATACCCCTGATGCCCATTTGTAAACTCTTTTCTAACCCAACATTTAAAATACGGAATGTTGCTTGTCAAATACATTAAACGATCCGGCCTTTCGTTTTACCTTTCATAGCAATACCGTCGGCACGCTTAGAGGCGGACGATACTTTGCCGCCCTTTTTATAAACTTCAATACCCATCTCACGAAGTCTTTGTTTTGTTTCTTCGTCTGGGGCGGTTCCACCAGTCATATCGACCCCAGAAGATTGCATACTAGAAAGTAGACTACCCATCGCTCCACTACCACCAGACGGCGCCGCGCCCGGTTCTGCTGTCATGGTTCCAGATTTACGTCCCATATCACACCATCCTTCCGCGAGTTTTACCTTTGGTTGCACACCCATCAGCACGTTTAGAAGCGGATGATGCTTTTACTCTACCGCCTTTTTTCATACCCTGAGCAGCGGCTTGTTCAGCAGCGGCTTGTTCTTCCATTCGGCGTTTTTCTTCGGCTTCCATTTTGTCTTGCTTCCTGCCTTCGTACTCTTTAACGGCAAGACGTGGCAAAACCCCAAAAGGGCCGTAATTAACAATATCTTTTAATTCCATCACACAATCCTTCCCTTAGTCTTACCCCGTTGAGCAATACCATCAGCCCGTTTAGAAGCCGAACCAACTACCCCACCAGAGCGTTTCTTTTCTGGTTCTTCTTTCTTCTCTTCCTTTTTGTCTTCCTTCTTATCTTCCTCTTTTGCAAAAGGCGAAGGTTGCTTTACAGGCTTGGGTATCAAAGTAGACAAAATGCTAAGAGCCTTAATAGGATCCACGCTACACCATCCGTCCACGGGTTTTGCCGCGAGCAGCAATCCCATCAGCACGCTTAGAAGCCGAACCAATCATGCCTCCTTTTTTCATACCCATTGCTTTACGTTTTTCTTCGGCTTGTGCTGTTTGAGTAGCACGTTTATAGGCTTGCCTATCTGAAAACGAACCTTCTGCTTTTGCAACAGAGCGATCACTTTTACGCATTGCGGCGGCAATTTTTGCATCATCGGCGGCTTCTTGAGCAGGAGTACGCATTGTGTCTCTACGTTTTAAACCACGTTCTGCGTTTAAGAAATCTCTAAGATTATCAAATCCAGATTTAGCCAACTCTTCTTTAGTAACAATTCTTTTTGCTGCTTTTGTTTCAACTTTTGCTTTTTTTGCCTCAGCAGCCTCTCTCAAGGGCTTGGCAATTTTTTCACCTTCGTACTCAACCGCCTCACGGTCAGCGGCTAACGTAAGATTTTTATAATCGTCGGTGTCTTCGTAGCCACCTTCTTGAAACCGTTTTATCTTCTTCATTTCTTACCTCGCTTCAATAAGTCGGTCAATTTTTTCTTCAAACTTGTTAAAACGCCCATCAATGTAGCGCTCAAGTTTTTCAATTTCTGCTTTAGTGACGTTTTCACGAGTCACCTCCAATTTAGTGTTGTTTAACAATTGTTCTAAAGTATTTAGTTTGCTAATCTTTTCACGAGCAACAAAACCTGCCACTGCTACTAGGGCAGATAGAACACCAGACCAAGAAAATAAAATCAACTGTTCCATGTCAGCACTTCCATGCCCGTAGGCTCTTATTAATACGGCTGTTTGGATCGTTAGCGGTTTTGGCGCTAGTTAACTTCTTTTTCATACCTGTCATGCGAGCACAGAATGATTTCTTACGTGAGCCGCCTTCGGGTTGCGGAGCCTTCAAGCCGGGCTTACCGGGGTTAGCAGCGTTGTACGATGCCCTCCCCTTAGCGTTTAGCCCACCTTTTGGGTTCTTGCCCTCTTTGCGTTGCCACGCAGGAGTCTTAGCCATTTGCAATCTTCTCGTCTTTAACAAGCCGTGGGTAGAAGGCTTCGTTTCCAAAGTCCCCTTCGTACTCTTGTACGCCCATATGGCCTAGTTTGATCGTTGGGTCTACCCAGACTTGGAATCCATCTGCACGGGCACGGTCACAAAATAGGTAGTCTTCACCTACGTAAGAGTTGTCTTTTACGGCAAAGTCAAAGATTGCCGATAGTGTGCGCTGGGTCTTGTCATCCCAGTAATTCCACTGAGGGTTGTCTTTGACCAACTTCTCAATGACTTCACGCTTAATCATCATAAAGGCAGTAGCCACACGTTTGGCGCGTACTAGCCCCATACCATTCATTGTGACGCCGTTCCCATCTTCATCTAGCGTAACAATGTAGGTCTTTTCTGTCTTACGGGCGCACGGGATACCAGCAGCAATATCAATGTTTGGTTCAGAAATCCATGCCATCAAACGGATAACGTCTTCTGGCTGAAAGTTAATGTCAGCATCAATAAACATCAACTCCGTTGCATCAGACTCTAGAAAGTCCTGAACCAAAAGGTTACGTGCCCGTGATACCACGGAACACCCACAAATACTTCCAATCGTAATTTCGATCCCATGCTGCGGAGCAATTTGAGCAAACCGCATTAGCGAGATGGCTTGTTTGAGTGAAACTTTGTGGTCGTAAGCAGGTATGCCAAAAAACACCTTGCGGCCTGCCAACGTGTAACCTTTTTGATTTTGCATTTGTTTGGTTATCCGAAGAAAAGTACCATTGAGGTTGTGTTAGTAACGGTACCATGTAGCGTACCGGTTTTGACTAGAATGCCTTCACCCGGTAATGGGATGATGGTGTATCCAGCCGTACCGCTTGCGGCGGTATTTACAGTAAGTACAACGTTGCCACCAGAACCACCTTCGCGAATAACGACAGAACCAGCACTTGAACCATTTACCGCGTATACGGTCTTGATACGAGTCCGATTAATATCGTTACCACCTTGATCTTGGAAATCTCCAGTAGTCGTTAGCGGCTGCGTTGCAAATACATCATATTGCATTGTTGCCATTTTGGTTCTCCGTTTCTGTGGTTTCTAACTTAGCAAGTTTGGATTTTAATTCTAAAATTTGCTTTGTTTGAACAGCCACTAGGCCCATAACATGATCTCGTTGGGATTCCAGAAGTCCAAGCATTGCCTGAACCTCTGGCTCTTTATGAGTCAGCATTAGACTTGAACTTGTTGCCAGAGACCTGCGGAGTCAGACACAAACAATAGCCCGTCAGTAGAATCAATACCTAAAGAACCTTTGCCTACACCTGATGCAGCACCGTCTGTAAAGTTACCAACTTTAATGACAACAGGGGCCGCTGCGCCGTCATTAGCCAAGCGGATTTCAGCAGTCTTGTAAGGAATGACGCCAGAAGGGCCGCCAGCATCAGCAACAGGATCTTGCATCTTCAAGTCAATACCATATTCAAAACCTGAACCACCGGTAGTTTGAGCCATCGCAACACCAAAAGCGCAACGAGCGGTAGTTAAACCAGAATCGCCATCCATGAATGCCATAACAGCGGCATCACCAGACAAAGTGTTGGTATTAATAGTGCCCATTACACCAGCCATCAGACCGTTGTTGTTATAGGTACCAATAACTGCGAACTCACCCACAGTACCAGCCATATGGTTGAACGTGGTGCTAGGAACGGTTGCAAATGGTGCGCCAGTTTGAACACGCCCAAATACAGAGAAAGCCTCGCCGGGAACTGTATAATCGCTTGAACCAAAACCTGTGGTTGGCATAACCCGAGCATAAAAGCCCGAAGCGGCGGTTCCTTCATCAACCGGAATTACGGTTCCTGAATTGATAGTAGTAGGAGTTAGCGGCTGTTGTGCGCTTGCGTCTCCACCCTGATAACCAGCCCGAACTGGGCCTGAAAAAGTAGTACGTGCCATGATAGACCTTTCGTGTAGTAGCACTTCCTCTTATCGTCTCTACTAAGTCTGCTAGGTCAGTCGATAAGAGTAAAAATCCTAGTAACTAAAGAATACAACAAAAGGGGGGTTTTGCAACCCCCCTCTCTCACAACATCAAGGCGATCCGGGTGAACCGAAGACGCCTAACGGATCCGAGAATCCGAACGAATAACGCTCACGGGACTTGTAACGGACGTTACCGGTATCGAAGTCACCGTCCATCGACTGAGCCATCGGAGTACGAACGAAGTGCTTCAGGCCGTTGGGAACGTCAGTACACAAGAACCAAGCATCTGGATCGGTCAGATAGTGGTTAACTGTGTAACCCTCTGGGATTGAACCATTGCTCTTCAGAGCGTTGATGTCGTTATCCGCCGTACCAACACGCAGTTCCGTCTCAAGGATGCGGGTTGCGATAAACATCAGCGACGGAGGAACAACCAACTTACGTGGCTTTGCAGCGATCAGCAGTCCACGCTCGTCCGTCCAAGCAGCGATCTGAATAACAGCAGCCTCAAGGGAGGTCTCAGACAGGTCGGCAGGAGTTGCGGGTTCGTTGCTGTTGACGCCACCAGAAACCAAGGGGTGCGTGGTACTAAACAAAGGCTGACCATCACCACCGGGGTAGTCTGTGTCAAAGCCGTTATTCAGGATCGCAGCAGCCTTAGTCTGCTTGGTGTAAGCCATAGCACGGGCTAAAGCCTTGGTGTACCGGCTGGACAGGGAGTCATAGAGGTTGTCCTCAATTGCCTCTTCTGTCAGCGAGAAGCCAAGAGCAATGGTTTCGTGGTTGTATCGAGCAGAAAACGCTTCCTGTGCATTGTCATAAGCGATGGCAGAACCTTCGTTTTTGACAGGAGCGGCTGAGAAGCCGGACAGTTTGGTTTCTTCTTCGAAGGAACGCTCAGAGGTTTCAGTTTCGAAAATCTCTTTATGCTCTTCGCCGTAACGAGCATACTCAAGACCAAACAAAGCGTTCAGTCCCGGGAGGAGTTCCTTCAGTAGTTGTGCGCGGGAAATAGCCATTTAATATGCTCCTTATACGCCAAGGGCGTTGTAATACCGGTGCACACCAAAGTTCCATTTCACGATAACTTCCGTGTAAGAACCGGGGAAACCAGCAATTGCTGTCTCGGGAACAACGTCAATAATACGAACCGGCAAGGTCGTCGTGGTGTCAGTAGCATCATTGATGGCTACACCAGAGTTACCTGTGGTCGTAGAACCAGAGTTCTGAACCAAAGCAGCGTTACGATTAACATCAGTACGGTTTAAGTAACTGATGGTTGTTGTGCCAGTGTCACACACTGCGGCTTTAAACAAAGCATCCGGGTCGTCCTGCACGTATGCAGTCATCGTGGAGTTTGTCAAGCCACCGGGGTAAAACTGACGGAAGGTCAGACCAAATGTCGGATCGACATAGGTGCAACCAAGGAAAACACCAACTGCGGAGCCAGAGTCCGTGGTGGTCAACTTTGTCACATTACCGCCACCGTTTAGGTTAACAACGTCGCCAAAGAAAATAGCGGTTGCCTCACCTGTACCGATGGGGATCTGACGAGTAGCACCAGCAAACACCTGACCGCCGATCAAATTGATCGGAATAAGCCCGTAAGGGCCTGATACGGTGGGATATGCCATTTTTTAACCTCGTTAAAAGTTTATTTACCTTTACCGAACAACGTTTTGGAAGAACGCTCTTTAAAGAGCGGCATCCTTGGGTCGTTCTCTCTCATGAA